TAATTGAAAAAGGTAGTATTACTTCTTATGAAGCAATAAAACTTTATTGGGCGACTAGATTAAGCGGAATTATTTTTGTCTTAAAAGAACGTGGAATGAAAATTTCATCGGTAAGAGAAAAAGACGAGAAAAAACATTGGATTAGGTATTATTTAAATCAAAATTAGGATTATGGATTATCAAATAAAATTAACTATACGAAATTTTGTAGATTCAAGAAGTCAAGGCTTGAATTTAACAGAAACAAAGGCTTTGATAAAATTTTTACAAGACCTTAAGTTATATATGATATGGGACAAGATAAAAGTGACCTACCCATTCACCATGGGTCAGGGTACGTTAACACTTGAAAAAATCAATTATACTATTGGAGATACTGTTATGAGTAGTGTAGATTTAAAACCACTTGGTACTTGTACTGGATTTACACATAACAATACTTGTATTTTAATAGATGGTAAATGTTGGGGAGGAAAATATTATTTTGAAAAATATAACGGATAATTATGGAAAAAGAAATTTTTAAAGTTGGAGACAAAGTGTTTCATTATGGATTCGGTTGGGGTAAAATTGATTTTATTGATGATGAACCAAACGATTATCCTATTATAGTTGTGTTTAATCCAGGAAAAGAAGAAACTTTTACTTTAGATGGTAAAATTCACTTAACTGATATTAACCCAACTTTATCTTTTACAGAATATTCAGTAAGTAATTTCAGTCAAGAAAGACCAATTGTACTTCCTGAAGTTGGTGAGCTGTGTTTGGTTAGGGATAGTGATACAGAAACTTGGATAGCAATACAATTTAAAAAGTATGATAAAACAAAACCATCAAAATTTATTGATTCAGATAACTGCGGGTGGAATCAATTAAAACGAATTAAAATATTAGACTAATGAAAAAAATAATCTTAATAGGGGCGTTATTCCTAACGTCCTTTACTTTCAACGCGACTTACTACGGGGAGAATTTTCAAGGCAACGTAACTTTCTCAGGTGAAAAGTTCGATATGAATAAAATGACTTGCGCAAGTAACTATTTCCCTATTGGCACTAAACTGAAAGTGATAAACAAAGAAAATGGTAAATGTGTTATTGTGAGAGTGAATGATAAAGGGGCTATGTCAAAGTACACAATCGACTTATCGAAAGCTGCATTTAAACAAATAGCAGAGCTTAAAACAGGAATAATTGATGTCAAGGTAAAAGTTATAAAATAACGGACAGCGATAGGCGATGGAATTAAGGCGATTAAATAACTAAAAATTAAAGTAATGACAGATAAATATTTAGAGGAAAAATTTAAAGAATTGATTTATGATTTCGGAGAAATAAATTGGAATATAATAACTACTGATGCTTGGAATAAGTACATAAATGAAGATGAGCCTTTTAACGAAATACAACTGAAAGACCTAAGAAGATTTGTTAAAGACTTACTTGATAGTATAACAGATAAACCTGAGCCTTAATTATATTGCCTATCGTGTGTTAGTAGTAAGCGATAGCGACCTTTAGGTTACTACTAACGGTATCTAAATATGTGCAGTACGAATTTTTAAAACAGAAATCATGAAAAAGAAGATAATTGAATTAGGTAAAAAACATGGATTAAAATTACACGTTGAATCCAATCGAGAGGCGTTTGATATAATTGATTACGATGTAAATATAGACACATTTTGCGGTGAATTTATTGGTGTGTATAGACACATGACAGGTAAAACGAGTACAGGTGTGGAGTACCCAACGGAGTGTTTTTTGCCTGAATTAGAGAATGATTTAATGAAGTATAAACTAAGTATTGCACATATTTAGTGTTATAGCATCGTTTTAATGTGCTATAACGGCAAAGTATAAGAGTAGTGGCGTAAATGGAGATTGTGGTCTTGTGGGTGCTTCCACATTAAATATTTAGCGACCGCTATCAAGGTTCGATACCTTCGCCATTACTTTTATACATTGTTGTATGGGTGAAACCCTTGCCGTTTTAATGGCATACAACGGTTTGCAGATTGGCAATCGTTTTAATGTTGCTTATTTGCTGTTATCGGAAGCCTTTTATTCATAATCAAATTTTAAAACAATGATACAAGTAACAGTTGACGGAAAAACAAGGGTAATAAGGGATAAGCAAATCCATTACCAAACAGAAAATGATTTAGAATGCACTTACAAAGACCACCGTATTTGCATTGCGAAACAAGAAGCTACAAACGACTTATATGTTACAGTCAGAGATAAGACTGGTATGTATGCAGTTCAAGGTGGTTTTGGTGGTGATTATTGTCGCTACGGAATTGAAACTATTGAAGACTGTTTGGTAATGTGTATCAAAAATATTCTTCTGTAATGTCGGGGTCTTTTAAGGTTTCCGATAACGTTTTGCAGATTTGCGTCTGCGAGGAACGAAGTAGCGCAAATGTGCTGTTACCCGAAGTTAAAATTGGATTACGATAAACTTAATTAACATGATAAATTTAGATAAAAAAGTATATGACCACGAAGGCAAATTTGTAAACGCAAAAGATGCCGATTTGAATAAAGGATTTAAAGAGCATTGTGATTTTAAAGATGCACCATGTAATTACAACGGACACGGTTGGTATGACAGATGTGCTTGGTGTAAAGATAACAATGGGTTTATTAGAAAGACGAAGCCCAAAAGCCAATTTTAATTTTTGGGTAACGGTTCTCGGCTATATTTAGTTGCGGAATTAAAAGCACAAAACTTTCAAATTAGTAATAACTTAAATAAATAGAATAAATGTCAAATTTAACACAAACTCCGCAATTGAATATAGCCGATGTTAGTGGCAGTTTTTATTGGGAAACTGATTACTTCCACTACGATAACGCTTTTACAATGCAAGATTTTATAGAAAACCACTTACCTACTGAATTTGAGGTAATATTTGACGATGGTAGTTATGCGGAAGTGCAACAACTCGCTACCGATGCAATATTTTCATTAGACGCAAAAGGCAATGGGGATAGTTATCATCATGTAGTTAACTGGCACTTACTTCGGTAAAATTGCCACTAACTAATGGCTAATCGCCATATGTCGCATATACAACAAGTAAACAAGTAAAAAACAAAACAAAAAAAAACAATATGAATAAAGAAGTAGAAAATTATCTTGAATGTTGCTTTAATTATGCAAATCAAATGATATGTAAAGATGAAAAAATTAAACCTGAAACATTAACACTTATTTTAAATACAATTTCAGCATTAATAAAATCAAATACAAAAACACTATGAACAATTGGTTTGAAGTAAAGGTAAAATATACCAAACAATTAGAAAATGGATCGTTTAAAAGAGTAACAGAGCCTTATTTATTAGCTGCAATAACGTTTACTGATGCGGAAAGTAGAATCTATGAAGAATTAGGTAGTATCATTCGTGGTGAATTTCACGTAACATCCATAAAGCCTATGAATTTTCACGATATTTTTCAATATGAAGATTCTGAAACGTGGTATAAAGTGAAAATATCATTCCAGGATGTAAACGTTGACACAGAAAAAAGTAAGAAAACAACAAACTTATTTTTGGTAAACGCAACATCGGTAAAGGAAGCATACGAAAGAACTCAAGAAAGTTTATCAACTTTAATGGTAGATTTTGACGTATTAAACATTGCAGTTTCACCAATAATTGATATTTTTACATATCAAGAAAGCATCACAAATGAAAATTAATATTATATTTGAAATTCCTTATCCTAATAATTCAATCGGTTGTGATGTGCCTTTGAATTTTCTATATCCAGTAGATTAATTTCTACTGGATTTTTTAATTTTATGACTATGATACACAAAGAAAATATTTTAAATTGGGCTGAGCCAAAAGGATTGTTAAAGTATGAAAATCGTTTTAAGCAATACACGAAATTACAAGAAGAAAGTAATGAACTTTTAATTGCACTATGTGATAACAATAAAAAAGAAATTCGTGATGCAATTGGTGATTGCGTGGTTGTTCTTACTATTTTAGCCAACCAAGTAGAAATGGATATTGAAGATTGTATTGAATACGCATACAATCAAATAAAAAATAGGCGTGGAAAAACTATCAATGGAAATTTTGTAAAAGAAAGTGATTTGTAAGATGAAAAACAATAAACACCAATTAAATAGAATGTTTTGGGATTATTCACACCCAAAATTATGGCAAAAAACTCTTAGATTAAGAAAAAGAAAATATAAAAATGTTAGATTAAAAGGAATTCATATTTTCACAGTTAACAACGAATATGATTAGTTATGGCGCGTCAAAAGAAAACATACGATAAATTTAAACAAGTAATTAAACTAATTGAAAATGAAGGGATTAGTTTAAGAAAAGCTTGCGAACGTGTGAAAATGGGGAGAGATGTGTTTGATAGCATATGTGATGAGGATGAAAAATATCAAAACCAATATGCGCGCGCGCGCGAAAAAAGGGCGGATATGATATTTGAAGAAATTTTACAAATTGCAGATTCACAAGGTGAGGATATGGGGGTAAATCCAATAACAGGTGAAGAACAAATAAACCATAATGTAATTCAAAGAAATAAACTTCAAATTGATGCACGTAAATGGATGTTAGGCAAAATGCAACCAAAAAAATATGGTGATAAATTAGATGTTACAACCGATGGAGATAAATTACAAAACACTCAAAGTAATATAATTGTAAATATAGTTCCTCCAACGGAAGATTAAAATTAAATGAATGCTACTATCGTTTTTCAAAAAAATTGGAATGCTATCCATGAAAAAAATGAAGATGGTAGTAATAAGTATAGGTATATAATTAATATGGGAAGTTCAAGAAGTAGTAAAACTATTTCTTTGATTCAACTTTACGATTTATACGCTAGAAAATACAAAAATAAACGTTTAACCTGCTGGAGAGATACAAAAACTGATGCAAAAAAAACAATTCTTTCTGATGCTTTAAAATTCATGAAAGCTAATAATCTGTACAAGATTAATCAAGATTTCAACAAAACAGAATCAATTTTTACATATTCTACTGATTCAACTTTTGAAATTCATGGTACCGATGATGAAGAAACAGTACATGGTCTTACACAAGATTGTACATGGTTAAATGAACCTTATAAAATTTCACGTGATACATTCGACCAATTAGATCAACGTACTTCAGATTTTGTTTTTATTGATTACAACCCAAAAAAAGGTCATTGGGTAGAAGATGTGGCAAAAGACAAACGTGCAATAATAATTCACTCAACTTTTAAAGACAATCCTTTTTGTCCACCAGAACAACGAAATAAAATTTTATCTTATCAACCTATACAAGCCTGCGAAATAGTTATAAACAAATTGATAAACGAAAATGATTTATTAGCTTATAACTTCAAAGAAAACAAAATGAAGTTTACAGAAAAGCAAATAAATGAAGCTATTCGATGTATGGAAAACGAAAACAAGAATAGTGCTAGTTTATTTAAATGGCAAGTTTATGGACTTGGTGAAAAAGCTGAAAAACCTAATCGAATTTTTAACTTTAAAGAAATATCAGATAACGAATATCATAATTTAAACTTACCCACTTATTATGCTTGCGACTGGGGAGCTGTTGATCCATGGGCGATTATTGAAGCGAAGTATTACGATGGAAATTTATATTTGCATGAATTAAATTATTTATCCGAAAATCAGTGGCGCGAACGTATCAATTCAAATGAAAGAAATTTAATTGATGCATACAATAGGGAAGATGGCGTGGAAAATGAAGGTATTGTTTCTTGGTTGTTTGAGAAATTAAATATACCGAAAAATAGACCGATTATATGTGATACAAATAGACCCGTTAAGATTGCACTTTTACGTCGCAGAGATTATGAGGTTTATCTTGCTGAAAAACCAAAAGGAAGTATTTTAGACGGTATAGACTTGCTTAATAACTTAAATGTATTTTACACATCAAGTAGTGAAAATATAGCGTACGAGCAAGAAAATTATTCACGTAAAGTAGATAGATACGGAGTAATTTTAGAAGAGCCTGAAGATATGAATAACCACTGCTTTATAGGTTCTACTTTAATTACAACTATAAACGGACAGATACCAATAAAGAACATTAAAGAAGGTGATTTTGTTTTAACATCAAATGGATATAAAAAAGTTTTAAAGAAGTTTAATAACGGAAAGAAACAAGTATATAAATACTCGATGTTATTCGATACTAATTTAGTATATTTGTGTAGTACTAATAATCACAAAATTAAAACTACACAAGAATGGAAGGAAATTCAGAATTTAAAACAGGGGAATGTGTTATACCTACACAAGAATTCAATGGTAAAACATACTACCTATATGATGGAGAAAGATATTTTAGTAAAGGAACAAAACGACTACATAGAGTTGTGTGGGAATTCTATAATGGTAGAATACCAAAAGGGTATCACGTTCATCACGTTAATGGAATTACAACAGATAATAGAATTGAAAATCTTAACCTTATATCAGAAACTTTACACTTGCGTTTTGAGGGTAAAAAAAGATTTAAAAATAATGATGAATGGGTTAAAGAATTTCAAGAAAAAGGCATCGAATCAGCAAAAGAATGGCATAAATCTAAAGAGGGTATTGAATGGCATAAAAAACACGCTAAAGATAAAATGTTTGGGAAATGGGATTTACCGAACACTAACTGCGTTCAATGTAATTCAATATTCAAACCTAAAGCACATCATAATAAATTTTGCTCAAATAACTGCAAATCAAAATATAGAAGAAGCACAGGAATTGACAACATTCAACGAAAATGTGAATGTTGCAAAAATGAATTTACTATCAACAAGTATACAAGAACACGAACTTGTTCAGATAAATGTCGTAGAGAGTTGGGAAGAAGAAGTATTTGATATTATGGTTGAAGATGTGCATGAATATTTTGCAAATGGCGTGTTGGTTCATAATTGTATGGACACAACACGTTATGTTGCTACATATTTACAAAGCAATGGCATTTTACTTAAATTATAATACCTGTAATACTTGTGATTTGCTCGTCTGTAAAACCTGCATCTTTCAAAGTTTTTACTGAATTACTTTTAAGATTTATTATTCGTGCCTTTTCCTGTTCGTTTTCTTGTAACACAGGTATATGTGAATAATCTAATTCTAACCATTCATTTTTACCATCTAAGCCAAGTAACTTAGTGTGATTCATAGCAATTTCTTCTGCTTCTGGAATGATAGTTGTTTGATAAGTTTGTTTTAAGGCTTGTTTTTGATTCTCGAACGTTGCACCTTTTGTCGAAGCGAATAAATCACGCGCTATTCCATACTGATCACATAATTGGCAAAAATCGTTTTCATCTTCTTCAAACAACATCAAATCTTTTGTTGGAAAGCCCATTGCTTGCCACTTTAAATTATTATCAGAAATAATCACTTGTGATTGTCCATCTCCTAATCCATAATCTTTTTGATATTCTTGTTCAATTCTTTTACGTTCATCTTTTGGTAGCCCTTTATTACCTACCGCATCTTTTGTGTCATTTGACAAAATACCAATTGCACCACGTTTTTCAATTAATATATTACGCGTTTTCATTGCAGCACGCAAATTTGATAAAGGCAAGTAAATTGCTTTTAGTGGCGTTTCTCCTTGTAATGGATTTTTAGAATTTACTATGTAAGTATGATCGATTTCATCAATTGATAAAATGTCATTAGTTGATAACATTTTATATTCCTTGATTATATTTTTTAATTTACTTTGCTTATACCATTTTCCAAGTGTTTGTATTTGAATATCAAAAGAAGGTAAAATTTGTAAAGATGCAGGAATACTTTTTGAATATGGTCTCAAAACATATTTATAAACATTCCCGTAAATGCTCATGTTTTCATTAATTAATCTTAAGTAGTCATTACCTTTATAAAGCACATTTGGATTTTCAAGAAGATTTACAAGCTCTGAATTTTCTTGTAATACTTTTTCACCTCTTATAATTTTGTAATGTTTCCATTGTCCAGAAGCAATTAAATCACCTTTTCTTTTTACTACACTCTGTAAATGTGGTGTCGTTGAATAAACATTATAAGCATCTATATTCTCAGGGTCTAGAATTTCTCCTTTACCACCATTTATTAAAATGTTTACACCATAAAAAAAAGGTGTTTTATCATAATTTCTTGAGCTTCCAAAAAAACTTCTTATATCTCTTAATGAAATAAACTTCATAATTATTTATTTTTTTTATCAAAATTAATCAATTCAATAAACTTTGTTTAATTTTACATTTAATAAATTTTATGTCATGGATATAAAGAAGATTAAAAAAGATAAAATTAAGATTGTTAAATCAAACCAAATCGTTAAAAAATGACATTTGAAGAGGTATTTAAGAACAAAGATTTAATCATTGCACAAAAAAAGAACGCAATAAAACATTGTGATGTTATTTTTAGTGCAATAGATTTTACAAACAATCATAAAAATAATGCTGAAAAATTAGATTCAAGTACAGTTGAAGAGCCGAATCAAGATGTTTTGCAAGCCAAATTAATTATCAACACTACAAATGTTATTGATAGTCATAGAGATTGTCATATTCCAAACCTTTGGTCTAAATCTTTACAAGAAACTAAAATTTTGTATTTGTTACAAGAACATGAAATGGAATTTGATAAAGTAATTGCAGATTCAGTAAAAGATGAACTTAAAGCATATACAGAAAACATTCCATGGAAAAAACTTAATTATTCATACGAGGGAAAAACACAAGCTTTAATTTTTGATACTCAAATAAAAAAAGAGGTAAACCCTTTTATGTTTGAAATGTATAAAAAAGGAAGGGTGTATAACCATTCGGTTGGCATGAGATATGTTAAAATTTATTTGTGTGCTGATCGTAATGAAGCAGAATATGCTCAGGAAAAAGAAAACTGGAATAAATATTACCCTTTAGTAGCTAATAAGGATGTAGCTGATGAAAAAGGTTATTTTTGGGCTGTTACAGAAGCAAAAGTGATTGAAGGAAGTGCAGTTATTAAAGGTAGTAATGAATACACTCCTGTTATGGAAATTGAATTTGGAAAAGAAGCCGTTAATAACACTTCTAATCAAAATACAACCGAGCCGTCAAATGACACTCAAAAAGAAAAAAAACAATTTTTTACTAATCTATTAAACTAAAAAAATGAACAAGTTTCAAGAATTTTTGGCAAAAAAAGGAATCTCAAATGAAGATTTCACAACAAAGACTGCTGAAGAAATGGCAGGTCTTTACAATGAATTTAATTCTGAGTTAGCAAAATCAATTGAAGAATTGACAAAAGCAAGTGCAACAAAAGAAGATATTCAAAAAGCAATTGACGAATTGAGAACTTCTCAATTAGAGCAAATGAAAAATTTGAATGAAGCATTGAAAGAAATGGGATTAGCTATTAAGGCTAATACAGAAGGAGAATCTTTTAAAAAGGGTGAATCTTTAGCTGATGTATTAAAAGCTAATAAAAATTCAATTGCTAAATTAAAAGACAATCGCGATGCTCCATGGGTAAAAATGACTGTTAAAGCAGTTGGTACTATGTTAGAATCTAGCAATGTATCAGGTGGAAATGTACCAGTTGAGCAAAGATTACCAGGACTAAATACAATAGCATCAAGACGTGTCCGTTTGATGGATTTAGTATCAAGAGGTACAGCAACTTCTAATATTATTTCTTGGGTTTATCAAGCAAATAAAGAAGGTGCAGCAGGAGGAACAGAAGAAGGAGCAACTAAAAATCAAATTGATTTCGATTTAATAGTTGCATCACAAGCGGTTGTTAAACGTACTGCTTTCATCAAAGTTTCAACTGAAATGTTAGACGACATCGATTTTATCGAAGCTGAAATTAACAATGAATTGTTACGTGAACTAAACAAAGATGTTGAGTTAACTGCTTATTCAGGAAATGGTACTGCGCCTGCAATGAATGGTGTTAGAACAGTTGCAAGTTCATTTTCTGCAGGAGATTCCGCAAACGCAATTGATAACGCAAATGAAGCTGATGTATTAGTTGTTGCAATTAATCAAATCGCAATTGCTGAACAACCAGAGCCAACTGCAATTTTAATGCATCCAACTGATGTTGCTAAATTATTAGTGATTAAAGTTAGCGCAACTGATAGACGTTATGTTGATCGTTTACAAATGATAGCAGGTCAATTGTCATTAGATGGCATTCCGATTGTAAAAACAACTTTGGTTACAGCAGGAACTTATTTAGTTGGTGTTTTCAATATGGCTACTTTGTATGATAAAGGGTCTATTTCTTTGGAAATGGGATTGGATGGTAATGATTTCACTAAAAACCTTCGTACTATCATTGCTGAATATCGTGGTGCTATGGTTGTTAAAAACAACGACAGAACTGCATTTGTAAAAGGTACTTTTTCAACTGATAAAGCTGCTTTAGAAACTGCTTAATATAATTAAAGGGGGTTAAACTCCCCCTTTTTAATATTTTTTATATGGCTACAGCAAAGAAAAAAGAAGTTGAAATAAATCAACAAAAAGAAGTTGAATTTTTTGAAGGTGTAAAAAAATTTCAATCAAATGGAGTTTCTAAACATTTAGAAAAAGATTCTATTTTTGAATTGAACTTTGAAATGGCTTCACTTTTAGTTGGTAAAGGCTACGGACAAATAATAGATTAATACAATGAGTATCTTATTAAATACAGATTTTACAGGAAAATATCATATTGCATTGACTAAGTTCAATGATAATGATATTGATGCTTATATTGAAAAATATGAAAAGAAGTATTTAATGAAATTACTTGGTGTTGAATTATACAATTTATTCATTGATGAGTTAGATTTAAACAATCCTCCAGTAAATCCTATTTACAAAGTTATTTTCGATCCTTTGAGTTTTGATGATGGTTGTGATATTGTTGTTAGCAATGGAATGAAAGAAATGCTAAAAGGTTTTATTTATTTTCATTGGGTTTTTGATGAACAACAACAGCAAACTCCAATAGGCACAACAAAACAAAGTTCTGAAAATAGTCAAGTTTTAAACATTACTGGTTTATCAGTAATGCGTTTTAATGAAGGTGTTGAAACTTATAAAGCTATACAAAGATATATTGAACTTAATCAAAGTGATTATATTGCTTTTAATGGACAGTATTTAGGCTACGAATACATTTTATAATGAGAGATATTTACGATTTAGTACAAGACGAAATATTTAATAAAATCAATATTAATATTGAAGTTATTAATGCTAGTATATTGACTAATGGTGTTCAAATAGTGTCTTTTTGTTCAAATAAATGGCTTCGAGTGGGGCAATTTTTAACTGATTTAAACAATAAGCAATGGAAAATAATTTTAATCGATTCTAACGGAAATGTATCAATAAAAAAACCACAAGGCGCAACAGATGTTAAAAGCTTGGATGTTTTAAAGGTTATATCACCAAAATTTTTGTTTGGAACTCATATAAGTGCAAACAATGAATATACTTTAAAACAAAGAAAAACAAATGATTTATTGCCTTTAATTTGGTTAGTTGAAAACATTAGGGAAAAGGAGTATGGTAGAGATTCAAGCATAGAAAGAGATTCAAATTTAAGATTCTTTTTTTTGGATGATATTGATCCAAAAAATCAGCTTAATGAAGATTTTAGAAAAAATGCAGTAACTCCAATGTTAGCTTTAAAAGATGAATTTTTAAATGTAATTCAAAATAATTCAATATTTGTGCCTTACACTAGCGTTGATATTAGAACTATCACACGTTTTGGAAATGAAAAAGAAAGCGGTGCTTTTGAGAATATTTTAAACGACAATCTTTCTGGAGTTGAATTAAATATTACTTTAAATGTTTACCGAAATAATAAATGTAATTGTTAAAAATTTAAAAAATAAAAAATTATGTCATTAGGTTGTAAATGTGATTTAGGTTTGTCCAATACTGGTATGCCAAATTGTATCACTATTCAAAGTGTTACGTCAAAAATGATTTTAGTTCCTTTGTTGGCAAATGATGGAACAAAAAACAAAATTGCTTTAGGTACTCCTTTAACTGAAGCTTCTGTATTAGCATTATTGAATCAAACAGATTCTAGTAAAAGATGGTTTCCACTTGGAACATTTGAAAACGTGGCTATGGAAAAAGCTGAATCTTCTTTTGAAGAAGCCCCTTCTGGTAAAAAAGTTTTCATCAAACAAGGTAAACGTTCTTTTGCGGGTGAATTATGGGGTGCTACACCAACTTTATTAGGTAAAATTCAAGACAACAGATGTGTTGAGTTTGGTGTTTTTATCGTTGATGTAAATGGTAATTTGATTGGTTCAAAACAAGGCACGGATTTATATCCAATTCCAGTAGACAATCAGTCGTTCGATGCTCGTTTAATGTATGCTACTGATTCAACTACTCAAAAAATAATGGTTGCATTTGATTTTGAAAGATTGTTTGATGAAGCTACATTATGGATAATTACTCCTGCCGATGCAACTGATTACAATTTTAACAATGTAGAAGGTTTGTTAGATATTAATTTATCTAAAGTATCAGCAACGCAAACTACATTAGTGTTGAAAGGTAATTTAGATTATGGAACAGGTGCTGAAGGTATTGCGGTTAAAGGTTTAGTTCAGGCTGATTTTACTTTGAAACTTGCTTCTACCGGTGCTTCTATTCCACTAACGTCTGTTACAGCGGTTGACAATGTTTATACATTGAATTTTGCTTCTCAAACAGCAGGTGCTTCTGTAATTGTTTCGGTTGCTAAAACTGGTTATGTAGGAACATTAACTACCACATTGAACTAATTTAGTTCTTTTAATAACAAAGAAAGGGAAGCTTAATGTTTCCCTTTTTTTATACTTTTGTTTTATGGTGAATTTCTTAGATACTGATTTGGGAACATTGTGTAAAAATGCTAAACTTTTGAATGATAAAAGTGCGTGGATTTATTCAATGGATATTAAAATACAGGATGAGATAATTTACTTGATTCAATATAAACAGTTATTTGAAGAAGGAGTTGATGGAACAGGTGAAGTTATTGGATATTACAAACCATATACCGAACAATTAAATCCACTAAAAAAAGCAGGAACTCATTATACTTTATTAGATACAGGGGATTTCTATAAATCTATGTTTGTAGAAGTAATGGAAGATAGTTTTATAGTGAAAGCAAATGGTAAGAAAGGCAATAAAGATTTATTTGTAAAATATGGAGATGAAATAATCGGTTTAACTGATGAAAATAAGGATGTTTTAAGTAAATTACTATTAGAAAAATACATAAACTATGTCAAAGAAATACTACACGTTTGATGATATTCCACTTTATAACTGGATAAAATGCACTCAAGGAAATTTTGAGTATGTTTTATTGGTCCAGAAAGAAATTGATTTAAAGGAGTGCGAACAACAATTTAATTCAATTTTTGATGAATACATTAAAAATAATGGTTTGTCAAAAACATACATTAAACTTTTAGAATTAGTAAAAAAGAAAGCGTTATTAGAAGTTGATTTTGTAATCACACAAGATGAATTTTTATTAACCAAAATCGAAGTTTGTAAAGCGGATATCGAATCAATGAAAAAAAGCCAAGAAAGGGGGATTAGCATTCAAGAAACTTTGGTTATTTTATCAAAATACATGGGATATAGGTTAGATTGGAAAGTAATCACAAAAAATGAATATGATATGATTTTACAACAATATTCAAATAATAATAAACCGCAACAAAATGGCTAAACAAGTTAAATCGGTTGATGTAATCGAACAAAATATATTTGCAAACACCATTAAAAGTGCTGATGATTTAATTAGTAAGTTGACCGCATTAAACACGGAGTTTAAAGTTGTTGCAGAAACTACCAAAGAAGTAATTAAAGCAGGCAAATTTGATAGTGTTAAAAGTTTAAACGACTTTAACAAAGCCACTGAAAACGCTAACAAATTACTTCAGAAACAACTCCAGGTTCAAAATGAGTTAAACAAAGCATCAAAATTAAAAGCTGAGATTGAAGATAAACAAGCAGCAACAACGCTTAAAAATGAAAAAATTGAAAGCGAAAGATTAAAACGTACCATTCAGCAAACAAAAGAAACTGAAAGATTAACAAAAGCAACCGAACGAGAAACACAAAAACAGACAGCATTATCTTCTGCTTATGGTAGAGTTAATAAAATGCTTAATGGTTTACGATCGGAATATCGAGATTTAGCAATTAGAAAAGAATTAGGTGCGAAATTAACAGAAAAAGAAGAGTTTAGATACACCAATTTAGAGAAACGTATTCAAAATTTTGATAAAGCATTAAAGAGTGTTGATGCTTCAATGGGTATGCATCAACGTAATGTAGGTAATTATAAAAGTGGGTTTGATGGATTAGGAATGTCCATAAATCAATTGACGCGTGAAATGCCTGCATTTAGTAACTCTTTACAAACAGGTTTCTTAGCTATATCAAATAACTTACCTATGTTATTTGATGAATTGCAAAAAATTAAAAAGGCAAATGTAGAATTAGCAGCAACAGGGCAACCAACAACAAGTGTATTTAAACAATTAGCAAGTTCAATTTTTAGTTTTCAAACCTTATTGAGTGTAGGTGTTACCTTACTTACTATTTATGGAGCTAAAATAATTGACTGGGTAAGTAACGCTTTAAATCCTGCTAATAAAGAATTAGAAAAATTAAACGAAAGACAGAAGAAACAACGTGAATATGTAGGTCAAGAAAGTGCTGAATATGTAGGGTTGATTATGGCATTAAAACAGACAAATGCTCAAAGTAAAGAGCGTGCAAAATTGATAAAAGAAATAAATGATAAATTCAATGTCCACATAAAAAATATGAAGTATGAAAAAGAATTTCAAAAAAA